AGAATCAAGGGGGGGTCTAAACAAAATCCTGCTGCGTTGCGGCATGTCTAATTTCCATTTTGTTAACATAATATATATTATGCGAATAGGAAACGTAACAAAATCAATGACTTAGCACGTTTCTGCGACGCGGCGATAATCTTTTTGTAAACATTATTGACTTTTACGCTGCAATGCAGTATTCGCGCACGCGCCTGCGCGTCGGTTTCCCGATGCGCGGAATCACCGTTCAGCTTCGCCAACGTCATTTACTTCTCCCTCTATTACTTCGCCGCTAACTTCGCGTAATAGTGCGGCAGCTTCTGCATGCAAATCGCCAACGCTAATGCTTACTGCAAGCTCTTTGTGGCGCGTATCGTATTGTGGATTTAACTTTGCAGCCATCCACTTATCAGTATCAACTTGCAGCCTTGCAGAATTAATAGAGTTATCTTCCGCATGTACGCTTACCGCCGTGTTAACAGCTCTTGATGCAAAGAAGTGAGCTGACTGCTCTTGTGCTTCTGCGTAGCGTTGACGACGACCTTCTGCCATGTCTAACCACCTCGACCACAACTTATAACCAATACCAATGTCTTTAAGTAATTCAGTTAACGTCGTACCAGTAGCTAACCGGTTGAATAACTCGTCCTCACCTATCTTGGTTACATTGGCTAACTTTACATCTGCAACTTTACCCATTTACTTCTCCTCGATTTTAGCACGGTCACTGACAAATGCAGTAACGGCCTTCATAACATACGGCAGGTCTTTAGCCGGTATTGTTGCTACTAGCTTACCATCGACCCACACCCTTAGTCCATCGTCATACACTGACCAGTTTACCACGGTATATCGTCCTCCATAATTGGTATCGTATTTCCCTTATCGACAATGTGCGTAATCTTTGCCTTCGGGAAGGATGTAAAAGCATCATTTAAAAATGTGTCAGTAAATTCTTGCCGCACAATCCTAGCTGCATCTTCAAAACTATAGACGATCCAATCCGGATATTTTACCCGTAGCTCAGCTACACCCTCCATAGCAAAGCAAACGACCTTATCGCTATCATCCATTGTCACGGCGTAAGCATGTGCCGGCAATGGCTCATGCCCTGCATCGAGCGCAGACTGCTCTAGCTTGTCCCACGCTTTCATTAGCTGCCCTGCTACTTCGTGTGTCGCTACAATGTTTTCCTCGGCCACAAACCTCTCCAGAGCCTCATATGCAGCTCTAAACCTACCGGCAAGCTCTGGCGCTACTAACGACGGTAAACTGTCACCCCACTTACGCTCCATCTCTCGAGCCTTACGATCAAGAGGTTCTAACTGGCCCCACAATCCTGCGGAGATAGGTTTACTTTGATCTCCATGTCTAGGATCAAACGACTTTCTATCTTTTATCTTTGCTGCGCTTATTCGTTTTTTCATTTGCTACACCAGAACTCCCTGCCGCAGTAGCGTATATATACGCAACAACTGCGGCGGTAGGTTTTTTCCGCACTGCTCGCAGTCGTCCGCACTTGCACTGCGGTAACTGCGGAGGTCAATGCACTGTCTCATTGCCATCGACGGATAGCTTTAGCATGCGCTGCAAGTCGGCCATATTTCTATTTGCATCATGCGCTACATCGACCATTGCGTCGAACAGGAGCACATATTGTGTAATTGGCAACGGAGCTATCGGCTGATGCTCTTTGAGCCACACGATGCTTGCCTCACCGGTTGTGTCGTCCCACACTATCTCGGCAAGCTTTTTCTTACTCTTCGGCTTTGTCATTGGCTTTCCCTTCCTGTAGCAGCTTAAACTGCCTGATGCGCCACGCTACGACCTCAAGCTCGTCGGCCATGTGGTCAGTTATAATGCCGCTAAATAGCGGCTTACGGTCCCTAGCAGTAAGCGCCTCTCCGGCTATTAATGCAAATGTGTGATCTTTTTTAGATAATTCAAACGTCATGTGAGCGACCTCGTAATGCTCACGCTCAGTCTCAGGGTGTCTGCGCTTTGCTTTTACACTGTGCGTGCTCACAAGCCTGCCTCCTCACGGGTAATCCAATCGCCGACAATAACTACCGGAACCTCACGCCCATCGCGCTTACTGAGCCACGTCGAGTGCCGTAGCACGTCAGTTTCTAGCCATTTCTTTGCTATTGCCCGAGCCTTCGCCTTTTCATGTTTCTTATCTAAGTCTAGGTTAATCACTTTTGCAATGGCTATGCCAATCCAGTTTTTTGCTCTAACATCTGACCGATAGGGCTCATCTGCCTGCTCGGCCTCACCTACGGCACGCTGTACAGCTAATGCATCTTTTGGTCCTATGCCATCAAATAGGTCCGGCATAGCAAACGACGTTGCTACACCTACATACTCGCCATTTGGCAGCTCGACACCAACCATCCGGCGATATACGGCATGTGCGGCAGGCGGAGCTAGGTTTGACTTGCCGTCGTCAACTCTAAATATACCGAGGCTTTCCTGCTCGCTAACGCCGAGCTTTAGCGCATCGTCCTGACTAATTTTGTTTATGACCCTAGCAGCTCTCGCTGCACCAATAAGCGAGCCGGCGCCTCGGACGCTGTCTACAGTAGCCTCGTCGCCATTACTCTTACGGATGTGATGCACCAGTCCGATACTACAGTCAGTCGCATCGCAGACACGCCGCACGGCTGCCACGGCTGCGTTCATTGCCACGTTATCATTTTCGTTTATCTGGTTGGCGCCAACCCACGGGTCGATAAATGTGACGCCGATTTTATGCTGCTCAATTTTTTCGATCATATAGTTAACAAGCTCGTCGTGCACCTGTATGCCTTCCCTACCTTGGCTCGCAAACATGATTTGCATATCACGGCCTGCGTCAAGAAATAACCTGCCGTCAACATCTTCCGGAGAGATGTTAAAGTGCAGCATTGCTGCTACTAATCTACGTTGCATCTCCTCTAGCGGATCTTCGAGGTTAACAACCCAGACATTGCACTGTTCACGTACTTGCTCACCGAGCAAAGGTTTGCCGGTAGCAATGGCCAAGGCCTCGACAATTTGCATTGACGTCTTACCGACGCCTCCGGCGGAAGCTAATACGCTGACGTTAGATCTAATGTAGTGGTTACCATAGATCCAACGCCGCGCAGGGATCAACGCAGGGTCGATCCAGTGAAAAGGCGTAGGCCACTGCCTCTCGGCCTCTAATGCCTCTTGCACAATTTGTTCTACTGGCTTAGCAGTTGCAAGTGCTTCTCGCAACTTGGTTTCTCCTACCTCACGCAGGTAGTCGTTAGCATCTTTGACGTTATCGACCCCGAGCTGCGAGAAGCGCACGACGTACACACTGGTCGATCCATCGCCGCGTAGCACGTCAGCTACTGCATCAACATTTAAATCCGGATCAGCGCATATCGTAACGTCTGAGGCGCGTGGCACGTTGTAAGTAGACATTCCTGCCTTACCAAACGTACATATGACTGTAGCCTCGTCTCCGACGGCCTGACGCACGCTTAATGCATCCTCTGGCCCTTCGGTTAATATTATCGGTCCCGTTGTCCCAATATTCATTACATTGCCGGCTATAACGCCTCGGCTGTATTTGCTGATACCATTATGTTCGCGCTTACGCCCTTCTGGAGTAAGTAATACGCTTTGTATGCCTTCGATCTCTCCCGACGCACTGAGTGCCGGAAAGACAATTGCAGGCCCGTCATACACATTAGGGCTAAACCGCGCTATGTTCGACGCTGTACTAGCTCTAAGGCCACGATGATTGAGATAAAGTAATGCCGGCCTTACTGCGTCGGCGTTCTCTCGGGTAATTGGCACGCTACGCTCCCAAGTCTGCCGCGCCTTATTCATCTTATCGATGCGCGTCTCATCGTCTCTCGCTAATAAATCAGACGCTGCAAGCTTGCTGATTAGCCGCTCGAAGTCGCTTGCCGTATATGGCACGGCGTCAGAGTTTTCTAATTTTTTTGGGTTTTCGCCACCACGTTTAAAGCCTGATCCAATAGTAGCTTTAATCTCTGGTTCGTTTAATCCGATTTGTTTTGCCGCGCCGTGTAAATCGACGATAGCTTTGTCTAACAGCGCAGGCGCTAAGTGCGCGTGCCTGCCAATAGTGAAAGCAGCCTTGTTAAGCACTTCGTTACGCCCTCCACGTAACGCATGTACTACGTCGCCTACGACGCTCTCACGCACTTTCTCAAAATATGATTCGCTCATTTGTTATACCTCTGATTAGTGCGACGCCCCAGACCTGACTCATAGGGCGCCGCGTCTCCCTAGAATCCGAAATCTGTTTCTTCATCTTTGGAAGTTTTCGGCGGATTACTTGGAGCAATTTCCGCCTCCACCGGTGGCGTACCATCACTGACGACCTCCTCCGGTGTAGCTTCTGGCTTCTTTATCCACTTACGGATGTTAAAGCCTATATCGTAAGACGTGCCTTTGCCTAAAACAATTGGCTTCGAGCTGAGCACTTGCACAATTGGTATCTTGCCTGCGGCGAACTCTTTAGCCGTCTCAGCTTCATTATAGAGCTTTGCAATAAATTGACCAAGTCCATATGAATTGCCGCTCATAGTTGCCTCACGGCCATCTGACAGCCAACAGTCTACTTCAAAGCCTTGCTTGTGGTTGTCACTGGCCTTTGGCGTCGATTGTGACGGGCTTGGCCACGGTTGCCAGTCTCGCACGCCGACATCGATGTGCAGCCACCCAAAGGTCACGTTTTTAATATCAATCGCAAAACCTAATTCCATATCAATCGGCTCGTCGCCGCCTTCCGTTTTTACATACCACTTATTTTGCGGTAAGTTTGATCTGATGTAGTTTGATGTCGCGGTACTCTCCGCACTTCCAAATGTAATTGGCATAGTTATCTCCTAGATTAGTTTGCCGAAAATTTAAAAGCATATGGCGGTATCTGAAGGGTTTGTAAGTCACCATATCCGTAATCCCATATGCCGGTTTCTTGCGCTGTAGCGTATTGCTCTAACGCATACTTGACCGCCGCCTTGCCCTCATCGAGCGTGCGCCAGTCCAGTTCGTATACTCCTACTGCGTAAGGAGCTTCTTTACCTACCGCAATAAATATAAAGCGATCTATCTCAATACCATTTAAAGTTAACACACGACGATAAAACGCATCTTGTATGTGATAACCAAAGTTAGCCACCTGACGGGCAAAGCCTTCGGGGCTTGGGTCAATTGTCGTCTTGATGTCTACGACGGCTGCTATGTCTTTGCGCCACCCGTCCGGCCTTGCGCGTAGGTCAACATTGTAGATGCTATCATGTGCAAACATACTGGCCTCAACAACTAAGTCTCCGGATAAATATTCTGCGGCAGCCGCATTGCTTAACACTGCCTCCGCCATTTTGCTTGCTTGCTCATAATCAGATTCTGTTAAGAGCACGGCTCCTTGTGCCTCTGCATCTTCTTTTAACTGCGTCCATTCTTTACCGCGACGTGCGGCAGGACCACACCATACGTTTTTCTTCATGTGCGGCTCGAGCACTAGTGTATGTACGGATGTGCCAAGATCAAAAGCCGGACTATGTTTTTGCTCGCCGTATTTAAAATGTGCTAGTGATTTCATGGCTATTGTTTTCGCGCCAGACGCACTGAGTGCTTCGCTCTCGTGATACTCCGCGTTAGGCATTGTGTATTTTATTGTCATGGTCTTCCTCGTCCATAATACGCAATAAGCAGCGCCTCGGCACGGTGCTCGTCTTTTTTCTTTGTTAATGATGATGCCAAATTAGGAAACCATTGCTGAGCTAGACGTCTTGCTGCGTCCTTATCCCGTTGCAACCCGAGAGATTTTTTCCATATTGACGGTGATATGATAGTGTACGGTGCACGACTTAATGCTGCCGTCGTGACGATCTGGCCAAAGCCATAACCGATTTTAAATGTGGAGCTTACGCCCTGCTTCGGCATTGCCTGTTGGCGCTCGATAAAAATGTGCTCAACATCTGCACTAGTTAGAATGTCCAACAGCGCAACAACGTCAACGCCGCCTTCGCTGTAAACCGGTAGGTCGTGGACCTCTGCCCAGTCGTCTCCGACAAGAGCGACACCGCCGTGACGGTAGCCGCAATCAATCCCTAATATCACTGTTGAACTCATAGCCCTTGTCCTTCAAGTAGTTGATGATTAGCTTCTCGATAATCACAGACTGACTATATCGTGTGTTCTCACAGTCCTTCGCAAATTTGTCGTAAACTTCTTTACGAATACGTGGGCCTATCTGTTTTAGTTCCATGTTGTTAACTCCGTTTTTTCTAACTGTTAACTTGGTGTTAAAATAAAAGCAAGACTTAATACAAGTCTTGCTCATCACGATCATAAATGCCTTGCCACTTTTCGCGGTAGGCTAAGTCGCGCTTTTTTGTTTTACTTAGTTGCTTGGCCTGATCTTTAAACCAATAAATATCGTCAACAATAGATTCTGCTTCAGTCAAAGACTGTAAGCCCCAACGAATATTTCTGCGCTCTATGTCGCCTCTTGTGGGGCAGGTTCTAGTTGTCTCAGATACAGATACAATATCCACACCATTATTATCTCTAGTCCAACGGATATTATAACCACGATACTTATATTCTGAAATTCTCATTGTTTCCTCCAGTAGTTTAGGGGGCTGTTGCCCCCTGTTGTTATTTGTCGTAGTTGCCTGTTAGCTCTTCTACGTTGTGGATGAAGCCTTTAAAATTTTTGGGTAAATCTCGTGGGTCGTTTACGTGAATTGCAACTTTAGTTTGTACAAAAACTGGTTCAGAAGGGTGAAAACCGGCAGGGCTTACCAATTGATCTACGTCAGTTGCAACATATTTTGTTTTAACTTCCATTAAGTCTTGGCCTAATGTTGCGTTAAGTCTTTCATATTCATGGTCTAAATTAGCCAAAGTAGTATCAAGATTTCTTATTTCTTCTTGTTCTTCTTCAGTCCAAGCGCCGTTTTCTGAAAGAGACTTGAATAATTCTTGCATACGGTTTTTGTCGTTATGTGATCTGATTATGTCAAACCTAGTGAACCCTACCATTTCATTAGCAATCTCTTCTCTACGTGCGTAAACTTTTGCTTTGATTTGTCTTTGGTCGATGAATGTAAACATGTGTATCTCCGTTGATTCGTTATACATATACGTTAACAAAATGTTAACAGATGTACAAGCCCTTTAATGTATGCTAAAAGAAACGCAAAGAAGAAGGATATTTATTATGGCTAAACGCACTACTTCCGCAGCGCATGAACGTATGGATGACATGCAGGTCGAGGTTGCAGAAATTAAGACTGAGATCCGCATACAGTTCAAGGATTTGTACAATAAGATAAAGCGTCTCGAAGCAATAATGATCGCCTTAACTGGCGCTAGTTTATTGCTGCTACTGAATATCACGTTTTTAGGAGGCTAAAATCGATCCGGTTACAATCAGTGGTTGCGTCGCTCTGGCCACAGGAAGCTTTAAGGCCATCAAGGGAGCTGTAAGTGCCGGTAAGGATCTCACCGAAATTGCCGGCCAACTGAATCAGTGGGGCAAAGCCTGCTCGGATTTTGCTATGCTTCAGCAACGTGAGGAGAACCCACCCTTTTGGAAAAAAACTTTTAAAGGTAGCGACGAGGAAAATGCTATCTTAATATGGAATAATGAGCGTAAATTTAAGGAAATGCGCCAGACTTTAAAGGACGAAATCTCATTTGTATACGGCCCGAGCGCGTGGAAGGAAGTCCTCGCCATCGAGGCGGAGCAGCGAAAAAGGCGAAAAGATGAGCTATATCGGAAGCAAGAGCAAATCGATGCAATTATTAACTTTACTATTGGTGCTTTTATTTTTGTCATCTCTGGTGGTATCCTGTTCTGCTTATTCTACTTCTTGGGTAAATGGCAGGGACGTTGGTAGAAATGTGGGTGCTATTGTGGTTACAATTACTCAGTGGAACTTTTGATCATTACCACATATCGAGCCATAGCTCTGAGGAGGCGTGTAAAGACGCGCTGAAGGACGCTAAAGTTTTAGTGACTAACACTAGCAGCAAGGTGGTTTGCATCAAGATAGAGCGGTGATATTAAGAGAATGGCGCAATAAATACATATTATATGACAAAGCCGGAAAAGTTGTTATAATCACCCGTGATAAAAAAATTATTAATGCATATGTAAGGAATTATAATGGTAAAACTAACAGCTAGTTATATTGACGAGTTAAAAATATTACCGAGACTAGCATTTCTTTGCCAGATAGTTTTAACTTGGAAAGTATGTATGTGGTATATGACTCTACCAGACCCAAGTGTGGCTCAAAGCTCGTTCGTTTCGATAGTGACCGCTATGCTAAGCGCCTCGTTTGCATTATGGTTAGGCAAAGAAACCAAGACATTTAGGGGAGATATCGATGTTACAAAGCCTGATAGGGCCGATAGCTGAATTAGCAGGAGGGTGGCTCAATGCCAAAACGCAAGCTCAACAAGCAAACGCAAAGCTCAAGCTCACAGAGGCCGAAACGAGGAGTAAAATCCTCCTCTCAAAAGAGACCTCGGTGGCGGATTGGGAGCGCATTATGGCGCAAGGTTCTCGCTCTTCTTGGAAGGACGAGTGGTTCGTAATAATTTTAAGTTTGCCTTTAATTTTATGTTGGATACCGGCGGCAGAGGGTTGGGTCGAGAGAGGCTTTGAGCAACTCAACAAAGCTCCGGATTGGTATTTTTACAGTCTAGGTATAGCCATCAGCGCAAGCTTCGGTGTACGTGGCGCAACAGCATTTTTTAAGAGGAATAAGTAAATGGAAATGTGGCAATGGATTATGTTGTTTTCCGCAGTATCTTTGAACACATTAGTTAATTGTTTAAGATTATATCTGGAGGGTAAAAGAAATGGCTAAAGGTGTTAAACATTATTTTAGGGATGGCACAGAACACAAAGGTGGCACTCACAAAATGCCGGACGGCTCTCTGCACTCTGGAGCGAGGCACGGCAAAACAAGTAAGAAGCTATTTCATTTCAAAGATCTTAGCGCCACTGCAAAGAAAAAAGCTAAGAAAAAATGAAGGTCAACATCACACTTGCGTTTGCAATGGCTGTACAGCTAGTTGCATTGGTCTGGTATATTTCTGGACTGGTGCATGACTTAGAGCACCTGCAAGGCACTGTGTCGGCTCAGCAAGATAACCTAGATTTAATTAATGCGGACATAAATGATTTGTGGGAGTTCTGCACTTTTACGGAAAATAAATGGGCAGAAAGCTACACCTCTGACATGGTGTATGAGCGTGTCTGTGGTAACAAAGAACCAGTAGGAGAATAACATGCAAAAAAATTGGGATATGTTTTTTGATATGCTTATGGTCCACGAAGGAGCGTTTCAAGACGACCAGAGAGATTCTGGTAATGCTCAAGGTGACGGGCATGGTAATGAAGGTTCTACAATGTGGGGCGTTACTGCATGGAATTGGGCAAAGTATACTGGCAAGCCTGCGCCTAAAGATGTTATGAAAGCTTTGACAAAAGAAGATGTGAAGCCTTTTGTTAAAACACAATACTGGGATAATGTGCGCGGCGACCAATTACCTAGCGGTTTGGATATTTGTGTTGCAGATATGGCTTATAATGCCGGAGGTCGTAGAAGTGTAAAGATATTGCAACGTGCGGTTTCAGCAAAACCAGATGGCATAATAGGCAGTAAGACAATTGCTGCTTGCCATGATTTAACCCCAAAAGACGCGCTTGATAAATATCATCACGGCAGACAACAATACTATGAGTCTCTTGATGATTTTAAAATTTACGGAAAAGGGTGGACAAGGCGAAACAAAGAAACTTTGGAACTCGCCTTGTCTATTGTTTAAGTGTTCTTTGGGTCGATGCTCATCGACTGAGAGCCTTTATCAATCATCTCTTGCGATAGTCGAGCGTAAGCATCAGACAGATCAATCATAGCTTTTACAAAGGCGACCATCTCGTGGTCGCCTCGTATCCACCGGTCTTGTGGTATGCCACGCTCAGCTCTTTCAATAATCTTTTGAGCGATTGCAAAATGTTCCGGTAGCTCTGTCATTTATTTACCTTCGGCCGTGGCTTTGGCTTTACAAGCTCATTAGAAGCGTGGTGAGTGCCTTTGCAACGAATGTGAACATCATCTACATACGGTCTTGTTATGGCGTACATAGCGGCTTTAGAATGGCTGCACGCGTCATAAGATGGAAACAATATGTTATAGGTTAGTGGTTCGCCTTGCACGAAGTAGGTTAGCACCATGAAAGTGTAATACTTAATCATTTTTAATTACCTCTGTCTTTGCAGTGCCGCGATGAATCATAGATTTTTCTCTAATGTTTTGCCGCTCAACTCTACGCATGTTTTGCCACTTAACTTGGTAAATTGTTTCTTCTAAAATTCTACGTCGCTCTGACTTATCACAATTAAAGAGATCGACCATTACATCATCCAGTTTCATTTGCCGCTCCTCCACGTTTCCATCACTAACCTGACTTTGTTTTTACATTCATACTTAAACTGTTCACTTATTTTGATAGAAGATTTTCCGCCTCTGTCAAATTGATAATAGCAGGTTTTCATTATCTCATTACAGTTTTCAAAATCCAAATGAGATAATGCACGATATGCCTCAGAGCATTTATCGTAATTCGCGCCTGTACAGGTTGCCACGGCAAATGCTGCTCGAAATGGCATGTTCTTAAATCGCTTATCTTTTGGCTGTACTGTCTCAACAATATGATTTAAACGATGATGCAAAGTAGAGTTTAAAAAAGGTTCTATATCAGTCGAAACTACTTTGATATTTCTATGCGTATCAATACGCAATAAAAACTGCATTGGGCCAACAATA